TGATAAGGTATTGTCTTTAGTTCATCAATCTCTGATGGATTGACATAATATAATTGTCCTACTACTTCCATGAAGGTGTAGTTTCTCATTCTATTCCAATGAAAGTTGTATCCTTTGAATCCATTTGGCATGTATTCAGTCACAGCAACCAAAGGATTAGTATCGTATGTAATGTTAGGAGTCTTTGCTTTGTATATAAAAGTATAATAGTTTCCTAAGTCAGGTACTGGTGTTACACCATCAGATAGACGGTCGATAATATCCACCATTAAATCATCAGCATCTTCTATACCAGTAAGGTTCTCCACCATACCAGTGAGTCTATTTTCGTAGGGTTCATTTAATGCCAAGTTCTTTTTCCGTAACTACTTTAAAGGTTAATTGTCTCATCTCACAGAATGACTTAGCAGCTTTCCATTTTGCTTGGTTCTTTGCATACTCTGCTACTTCACGTATGAATGTTCTCTTTTGTTTCCGTCCTTTTGTGGGAGGGACACAATGTTTCAATGGTTTAACTTCAATTACATATCTTTTAACTTTACCATTACTTTCTTTAATCTTCATGTAGAAGTCTGGAAAGTAACGGTGGACTCTGTTGTCAAGAGGTGATACGTATGGTATAAAAAATTCTTCACTACCCCATTCAAGTATATTTACATTACGATCACACCATTTCATAAACTTTAGTTCCCAAAGGGATCTATAAATGATGTTTCTTGAGTCTCCTTGATACTTATTTGAGTGAGTTGGAGTAAACTTACCTTTATAAGACATACATAGTATAGGGAAACACCATATGGTATTTAGATGGCTGGGAACATACCAGGTACAAAATATAGTACACAGGATTTTCTGAGTAAGTTTGGAAACATTGCTCAGTCAAGTCAGTATAGAGTTCATTGGGGATGGCCTCCTCAGGTTCAAGCTTATTTGAATTCTCAACGTATACCTAATGTCTTGATGAATGAGGGAGGTGTTCTATGTAAAGCAACTTCACTTCCTGGTTCTTCATTAGCAACACATGATGTTACTACTGATTTTTATGGTGTAACGCAGAAGAGTGCATATCGTCGTCAGTTTGATGGAAGTATTGATTTAACATTTTATATTGATAGTGATTATGGAATGCTTTATATGTTTGAAGGATGGTTAGAATATATTATGCAAATGCAATGTGATTCTGGGGATCCTAATAGTAAAGGTGTTACCTATACTGCTTCTTATCCCGATAGTTATAGGTGTTTATTATATCTTCATAAGTTTAATAAAGATCATCAAGGTGTACCTTCATCCAGAAGAGGAGTACATGGAGCAGCTGCTAATGTGTATGGTAAACCAGGAAATATAATTTATACATTTGTTGAAGCTTTCCCTCAGAATATATCATCAACATCTGTCTCATATGATCCTTCTCAGAACTTAGAATTTACTGTATCTTTTGCTTACACTAGGTACATTACTAGTAAAAGTGTTAGTAGGAATGGTGGTACTGCTGGTAGAGTTGATGTTGGAAGGAATCAGGCAACTAAATCTAGTCCTATAGATAATCCTTCTAATCCAACTACGAGATGGGTTGGTAAAAATTCTACATTTACTGATAGAAATGGTAGAGTTATTATGCCAAGAGTAGATGAACTTGGGAGGGTTGTAGGAGCAGGGTTGGGTGAGTTGATTAATCAACCAACAGGTGAAGGTGGACAACTTAACCAAGCAGTTAAGGGACAGAACGTTAATAGTAATGAAGGTGGTGGTAATTCTACTATAGATGGTTCTATTGGTGACTTTGGGATTGGGGGTGGAACAGGTTCAGGAAGGGGTGCAACTAGTGGAGACATTGCTTTAGGAAGAGCAAGAGAAAAGTCTGAATAAACCTGCTAAATAAACACACATAATATTATATTTTGTTATGCCTTTACCAAAAATTGCCACACCAACGTATGAGTTGGAACTGCCGTCAAGTGGAGAAACAATTACATATAGACCTTTCTTAGTTAAGGAAGAGAAACTTTTAGTACTTGCTATGGAGAGTGAGGATACTAAGAGTATTACGAGAGCAATAAAAGAAGTTCTTAAGTCTTGTATTAAAACAAAAATTAAAGTAGATATTCTTCCTACATTTGATATTGAATATCTGTTTCTTAACATCAGAGGTAAGTCTGTTGGTGAGGAAGTTGAAGTTACTATTACATGTCCTGATGATGGGAAGACAGAAGTAGATATTAATATACCTATAGATGATATTCAAGTTCAAAAGACAAAAGAGCATACTAATACTATTAAACTTGATGATACATTGTCTATGACAATGAAGTATCCTTCTTTGGATCAATTTATTGAAACTAATTTTGATGTATCTTCTAAAGGTACTCAACTTGAACAGTCATTTGATTTGATTGGTTCTTGTATTGATACTATCTACAGTGAAGATGAAGCATGGCCTGCTTCTGATTCTACTAAGAAAGAAATTGGGGAGTTTCTAGAGCAGTTAAGTTCAAGTCAGTTCCAAGACATTGAAAAGTTCTTTGAGACTATGCCTAAACTTTCTTATGATGTGGTTGTTACTAATCCTAAGACTAAGAAGAAGAATACTGTGGTACTTGAGGGGTTGGCAAGTTTTTTCGGGTAGCACTCTCCTATATGAGTTTGGAGAGTTACTTCAGGATTAATTTTGCTTTGATGCAGTACCATAAATACAGCTTGACAGAGATAGAAAACATGATGCCTTGGGAACGAGACATCTATGTAGAACTCCTCAAACAACATCTCGACGAGGAACGAGAAAAGCAAAAGCAACAAGCGAATGCCCAGTAACAATAAAAATATAATAGGTGATTTAAGAGGGAAATTTGATCCTCATTATAAGTTAGCGTCTAATGTTGAGGGGATTCAGAAAGGATTAGGTATTGAAGTTGCTAAAATTCATAAAACTTTAAGTAAGTCCTTTGTAACACAAAGGAAAACTTTGACGAGAGTTATTGCTCTTGAGAAAAGGGTTAGTGGTAATGAGACTAGAATTAGTAATTTAGCAGATGTAGCAATAAAGATAGGTGAAGAACAGGCAGAAAGAAAAAAGGCAATAGCAGAAGCAGCAGCAGAAGCAGCAGCAGGAGTAGCAGCAGAGGAATTAGGTGAAGAGATACCTGAAGGATTGGATGATGTATTAGATGATATACGTGGAGATGACGCAGAAGTAGGTAGTACAAAAACAAAAACAAAACCAAAGACTAAGAAGAAACCAAAGGCTAAGAAGAAACCAGTAGCAAAGAAAAGGGGTAAAAAATCTTTTAGTAAAGTTAAAGATAAAGTTAAAGCTGAAAAGTTTTTTAATCTTGCTCAAGAGGTGAGAGCACAAGGAACTTTAGGTGGTAAGACATTAACTCCAGATCAAAGGAAGGCAGGTTTTAAAGCAGCAAAAGGTGGAGAAGATTCAGTAAATTGGAAAGAATTTATTGATTCAGTTGAGGAAACAAAGTCAGCATCTGATGAAGGAATAACTCCAAATACTAAGATGCTTCCTGGTAGTAGTGATATGGGACAGGGTGTGTTAGAGGGTATTTCTGCTGATGTTAAAAGTATTCTAGGTATTATTGATTCACGTACTGAGGCAGAAGAGGATGCTTCTGATGAATTGAAGCAAGAGGATGAGAAAGATAAGAGGAAAAAGAAAGAAGAAGATAAGGAAAAGAATGCTAAGAAGGGTGGTATGAAAATACCAGGTTTTATTCAGACTGCAGCAAAACCTATTACTAATATCTGGTCTAATATAGTAAAGACTTTTGGAATTCTTCTTGCTGGTTGGGGTGTTGATAAGATATTTAAATGGTTGGGAGATCCTAAGAATAAAAAATCAGTAGAAGAATTAAAAGAGTTTATAACAGTTGCTGTCCCTGCTGTTCTTAAGGGTATCCTTGCATTAACTGCTCTTAATATAGGAATTACGGTTGCTAAGTTTGCGATAATGCTTGCAAAGGGAGCAGCCACAATGCTTAAGGGGTTATGGAATCTTGCTGGTACAATTAAGAATATGATAATGAAGAATCCTAAATTAGCACTTGCATTAGGAATAACTGCTATAGCAGCGTGGGGAATTAATAAAGCAATGAATAAAGATAAGGAGGAGGAGAAAGTAGATGAATCATCTGAGGATTTAAAACTCTTTAAGTCTGAGGGAGGTAAAGAGGATAAAAAAGTAAAGATGAATGGTGGTGGAGTGGTACCTCATTTAAAAATGGCTGGTGGTGGATTAGTATTTGGTTATAAAGAAGGAGCAGAAGTTGTTGATAATTCAACTCCTATGACAACAGAAGATATAGTAGCAGCAACTGGTCCTTCATTAATGATGTTTATGGAGGAACAAAATGCAGCAGTTGATGAAGATCCTGAAGCGTGGGGTGGTATTAAATTAAAGTTGGATAGGGATGGAAAGATGCCAAACTTTGGTGAGTTTATAATGAATCAAGGTGAGGCTGCTTTTAATCAAGGACTTGAAATGCTTCAGAATAATGAGTCAGTAGAACCAGAAGTTAAGGAAGCACTTCTTAAAAAAGCACTTTTTATTAGGAAACAGACTTTAGATAATCCTAATTTCAAAGGAGATGTAGCATTTGATATTAATAAAGATATACCAGGTACGGCAGCAAATAGATTATTTTTAAAAGCTCAAGCAGATACTAGTAGTATAGCAGCAAAAGGAGGAATATCTGCTTTTGATAGAGCACTACTTATGAATAGAAGGGGAATGTCTGGTGGTGGTTTAGTTCGAGCATTTAATAAAGGTGGAACAGTTCCTGGTTCTGGTAATAAAGATACGGTTCCTGCGATGTTAACTCCTGGTGAGTTTGTGATGAGTAAGGGTGCAGTAGAGAAGTATGGTACAAGTACGTTAGCATCTATGAATGCTATGGGTGGAGGTAATAACACACCAGAAATAGTAGGAACTATAAAAGGATTTAACCAGGGTGGTATAGTTGGAAGGATAAAAGGTGTAGCGAAAAGTATTAGGAATACTGCTAAAAAATTAATTAATAGTGTTCCAGATGGTGGTACTCCTAATGTAAGCATAGTTCCAGTACCTTCTGGTGGTTCTGGTGGTGCTTCTGGTGGTGGAGGTGGTGGTAGTGATGATAATGATGTTGCATTATTCTCTCCTATAAATCATGAGGATATGCAAACCCTTATTGTTAAAAACATGTATAGCATCTTAGACTGATGGTAGGATTACTTGCTGGTGCTGCAAAGGGGTTGATGAAAAAACCCCAGAAGATTAATCCAGATAAATTTGCTGGTAAGATGGAGGAGACTAAGGCAGCCTCCCAACCTAAAGGTGGTATAGTTCCATTCCAAAAAGATTCATTATCTATTGTTAAAGTTGTAGACATAAAACCAAAGGAACCTAAGGTAAAGGCAAAGGGTGGGCCTCTTGCTGAGATACAAGAAAGTGTTCATTCAATTGTTGTAGCATTTAAGGGTGAGGAAGATGCAAAGAAGAAAAGGATACAACAAAAGAATAAAAAAAATCAAAAAAAGAAAAGATTAAACTTAGAGGCCTTATCTGAACTGGGTAAGACTACTTCTAAGGTTGCTGGTGGAATTGCATCTGCTACTGGAATGACATCTCTTTGGGGTGCTATTTGGAAGACAGTAGGATTATTATTTGCTGGATGGTTGACAAACTTTATTCCACAGATAGTGGGATTTGTTACTAAGTTTATTGATATAACAAAAAAAGTTATAGATGTTGCTAAACCTATTGTTGGATTTATATGGGATTCTCTTGTATGGATAACAGATAAGGGTGTTAAACTGCTTGCTATGGTGTCAGGTATTAAACCTGATGAGGCATCAGAGAATAGTATTATTAAGAATCTTACTGAGATACAGAAGAAGTTACCTCTTATTGAAGCTGCATTTGGATTCTTTGCACTACTCAAACTAAAGGATGCTTTTGGCGGACCTCGGGGCCCTAAACCAAAAAATCCTAAACCAAAAAATCCAAAACCAAAAAAACCTAAGTGGCAAAAGAAACTTCAACAAAAATGGAAGAACAGTGAGTTAGGAAAGACTGTTCGTAATGTTCAAGCTGGTTGGAAGAAAACAACTCGCAAGATTTCGCAAGCTGTAAATCCACAGAAGATTGTTCAAAAATTACAGAAAACAGAGATAGGTAAAACAGTAACTAAGACTTTAGATTCTGTAAGAAATTTTAAAATACAGGATGTTGGTAAAAAGAAATGGTTTAAAAATCTTAGAGGAGGAGTTACAGATCTTGCAGGAAGAGGAGGAAGATTTCTTCAATCAGCTGGTCAAGGTATAGTAAAACTTGGTAAGGGTTTATTAAGTTCATTACCTGATTTCAATAAACTTGGAAGTCAATTGGGAGGTGCTTTATCAGAGGCATACCAGAATTCTGCTAAATGGGTTCAGAAAAGATATGATGCTGCTGTTACTATTAGTAAATCTTTAAAATCAAAATATGATAATGCATTAAAGTCTGCTGGAAATGCTTTCAATAATATGAAAGCAGGTGTTAAACAGAAGTTAATGGAGAAGGTTTTAGAACCTGCAATGAAATATTTGGAACCTGCTCTAAAAAGAATGAAATCTATTGGTGGGTCAATTATGGGAGTCTTAAAAAAGATTCCTGGATATGATAAAATAACAAAAGTTTTACAAAAATTTGGTGGAGCAGGTAGTGAAGGTTTAATGAAAAAAATTGGTGGTAAAGCCATACCTGTTATTGGTGGTATTGTTAATATGCTCTTTGCTTATGATCGATTAGCTAAAGGAGATTCTATAGGTGGATTGATTGAAGGTGCTTCTGGTATACTTGATTTATCTGCTCTTCCGCCACCGATAGGTATTGGTTTTTTACCTGGTCCAAATATTTCTATGGGACTGGATGCATATATGTTTGCTAGAGATTTTGTTCCACAAATACAAGAGGGTGAAGAGGCAGTTGTTAAAAAATTGGGATTATCGGGACTGAAATCAAATATTGATAATATATTCTCTAAATTACCAGATTTGGGTCAGATTACTAGTTGGATAACTGGTGGTGATAAGAAAGATAAAACTGAAGGTGTGACTGAAGAAGGAGGAGTAACAACACCACCACCATCAAGGAGTATAAGTAAAGAGTTTAAGATAGGTAAGGAAACATTGGATCTTTCTAAACCTATGGGTGGATTAACCCAAGATGAATGGAATAATTTAACAGCAGGTCAGCGTAATATGATTAATAGAAGAATAGATAAGTATCAAAGTCAAACTTCTGATTTAAGTGGTGTTGAAAGTAAATCTAAGGATGCTGATTTGATTAGTGAGTCAGCATCATATGATGATAAGGCTGGTAAGTCTACTATCATTCCTGTTCCTATTGATGCTATGAAAGGTGGAGGTAACGCTACTGTGAAGACTATAGTTACATCTGGTGACGGAGTAAATAAGTATGATGCCGTAGCTGAATCCAAGAAAACTATGGTTCTTTCTAAGATGTATTCTTAATAATGGCAAAGACATTAGACAAACCGACGTTCAAAGAACTGTCTATATCTAATCCAAAGACTAACAATGCTGTTAGTCTTACTGGAGGACTTATTGAATTTAATTATTATGAGAGTATTCTTTCTACTCACGTTACTTCAACGATGGTACTTTCTGACACGGGTAATACTGTGGGTGAAGGTAAGAATAGAAAAGATCTTTTAAATGGTTTACCTGTAAGGGGTGGTGAACCAGTAAGAGTTAGAGCATTAGATGTTAATAAAAATGAGTTGAGGTTTGTTGGAGCTGATGGTGCTTTTTATGTTAACCAAATAAAGAATGTTATTTCAGATACTAAGAAGACATTGATGCAGTTTAATCTCTGCACTAAAGAGTTTATTGGTAATGAACAAGTTAGAGTTCAAAAAAGATATAGTGGTAAGATATCTGAGTCAGTTAAAAAGATTTTAAAAGATGTTCTTAAGACTAAAAAACCTCAGGACATAGAAGAGTCAGCAAACTCTTATAATTTTATTGGTAATTTAAAGAAACCATTATACACTTTAACTTGGTTAGCATCTAAGTCTATACCTTCTGATGGTGCTTATGGAAAGACTGCTGGATTCTTTTTCTTTGAGACAAAGGATGGTTATCAATTTAAATCTATTGATTCTTTAATAGGGCCTACTAAGGGTGGTGGTAGTGCTGACTCTAAAAATTCAAAGAGATTTGAGTACACCATGACTCCAGATATTAAGGATGGAGTTGGAAAGATATTAAAATATAATGTTAACAAGAATATTAATCTTCAAGAGAAACTTGTTATTGGTGCTTACAATTCTAGGTTTACTTTCTTTAATCCATATACTTTTCATGTGGATTATAAAGATATATCAATGAAAGAGGATCAAGCAGGTGGTAAAGTAAAAACAGCAGGAACTAATTTAGATTTTGTAGCACCAGAGTTTACTCAATCAATTACGAGAGGATTTAGTTCTGTCCTTGATGTGGGTACTCTACCAGTAGGTAAGGATGCTAAAGAGCAGGTTGATAATTGGAGGAAGAAAAAGGATGAAACTAATGATAGAGTTCAAGATAGAATGATTCAGGCAGTTACTAGATATAATCAGATATTTACTGTTAGTGTTGATATCGTAATAGAAGGTGACTTTTCATTGAAGGCTGGTGATACAATATACTGTGAGTTTCCTGATGTCTCTGCTCAAACTAAGAGACCTAGTAGGGAAACTAGTGGACTGTATTTAATTGCCAGTCTATGTCATAAGGTTACCCCTACCAATGCCTATACATCATTGAATTTAATTCGTGATTCTTTTGGTGCAAAAAAACCACCAAAAGATTCTTCTTCATCATCAGTAGAAGATGTCATGCTATATTAAAGGGGCTTAAATAACACAGGAGGAATTTAACTATGACAACTAAAACACCTAATCACGATTTAAATCATGAAGTTTATCTCGATCCTAAAGATGGTAAAGAGCATATCAATCATGGTATGCATGAGTATACAAAAGAAGATTTAGAGATGCACAATGATGCATTTCATGCTCATGAGGAGAACGAAGAAAATCCTGGTGAGGCTAAGATAAATGATTGGCACACACGTCATGAAGATCAGCATTTAGAAGTGTATTGTGACAACCATCCAGACGCACAGGAGTGTAGAGTTTACGACGAATGATTGACGAGTCGCTGGCAAAAAAATTTAGTATAGGTGAGGATGGATTCACTTGGTGGCTTGGACAAGTCTGTGAATCTGAAAATTGGTTAGCCAACTATCCATCCTTACCTCTTGATAGAAAGAATGACCTTCCTGGATTTAAAAGAAGGGTAAAGGTATCTATTTTAGGCTGGCATAGTACTGATAAGAATCAATTAAAGAATGAGGAATTACCTTGGGCATATTGTCTGCTACCAGTAACTGCTGGTGGTGGATGGGGTGGACTTGGAGAGTCAGTGAACCTCAGTGGTGGTGAGTGGGTATTTGGATTCTTTTTAGATGGAAATGATGGGCAACAACCAGTTATCGTAGGTGTATTAGATAAATCAACACAAGAAGATTATAGAGATGATATTCCAGAGGAAAGATATCAACCTTTTAGTGGATACTCTAACAAGAGAGTAGTACCTCTTGAAAATACTAAGACAGACGATGCAGTAGAGAAGGAACCTGTAGGTGAGGCAGATGTTTCAGAAGGTGATAATGGAGTTCAAAGAACTAAAACTCAACCAAAAGAATGTGTTTGGATTGAGCAAGGAAATGCTGGAGAGACATATGTAAAATCAAATGTAACCTGTGAAGAAAATCTCAAGGCTACTGGTGAGATGTTACGAACTGACAACTCTCCTTGTAGTAATCCTATGGCATTTGCCGATCGTGCAATGAAACGATTGTCAAATCTTAAGTCATTGATTAAAAAGTATGATGGTATTCAGGTTGATCTTGGAACGAATAAGATAAGTGATGAGTTGATGAAGATAGAGGAAGAATTCTGTGCCGATGCTGTTGCAACCTCTCAAGCATTATTACAAACTAAGATAGAAGCAAAGACATTAGAAGCAGCATCTAAAACGATGTCGAAGGTTTCAACCTTTGCACCATTGAGTGAGATGGTAAAGGCAATGGATGCAAATGAAAAAGCATCTGATGAAATCATTAAACAATTTAATAAAATAAAATCTAAGTTGCCTTCAGAATCTATGGGTTTTGTGAAGGAGATGGCCTCTAAGATTATAAGTCAACCACCATGTGTAGTTGAATCTTATATGGGTAGTCTAACTGGTAACTCATTGGGTAAGATAGATGCAAGTATGAATCAGATGATGGGTTCAGTTAATAATGTTATATCCAAGATTGATAAGTTAGGTAGTCTTTCTAAGATGGGACTGGGTTCTGCAGGAGCTATTGGCCCCATGCTTAGTGAAGGATTGAATGCTTTTGGTGGTATTTCTATTGACATGGATGGCATCACTAAGTTTACTACTTCTTATAAGAAATTGTTACCTGGTGAAGCACCTCTTCCATGTCCAAAAGGTGTAAACTTTAATGCTTTAGATGGAGGTTTTCCTATTCCTCCTTCAGCAACTAAGATAGGAAATATGCTAGAGAATGTTGCTACTGATTTGGCTGCAGCAGGGCAGTTGAAGTCTGGTATCAGTAACTTCATGGAGAATAATAGTCTCTTTAGTACTGCTTTAACTCTTGATAATGTTGGGTTGGGTGATGTAGGAGGAACAGGTGGACTCACAGACTTGTTAGATAAAGCAAGGAATCTAGATTCCTTTAAGAAATTACCAGGAACAATGGGTGATTCTATAATTGAATCATCAAAGAGTTTGATGAATGGAGGAAAGACAGTTGATGTTTGTATAGTTGCTGCCAATAGATTATTTCCTGGTGCTGGAGATGTAGTTAGAGAGGCATTTAAGGAACAACTTGCAGGACAAAGAACTCCTGGTGGTTCATGTGAGACAGGGCCAATCTTAAATGGTCCACCTTTAGTTAAAATATTTGGTGGTTCAGGTAATGGAGCTACTGCTAATGCGGTGATAGGACCTAATGGAAATCTACTTGCTGTTGATGTAACAAGAGGTGGTAAAGGGTTTACTTCTATTCCTTTTGTTGCCATTACTGATAGCAGTGGAAAAGGTTCAGGAGCAGTTGTTAAAGCGAGTGTAGGTTATGGAGGTTCTATTACTGATATAACCGTAGTAAGTCCTGGTTTTGGATACACAAGCACCCCTACTGGTGCAGTAGGAGGTAATGGTAGAACGTTTGCAGAAGGTGACGGCACAGTATTAAAAGATAAAGAAGGAAGTTATTATTCATTTGTTCCTGGTACGGGTATTAAAATACCACCAGGAGGTACTGTTTATCTTCCTACTGGTTCTAAGGTTGAACTACCTAACAGTGCTCTTACAACTGATGGAGATCCTATATTTGATCCTAATCAAAAGGAACAAGGTAGGATTAAGTCAGTCCAAGTTAATTTAAGGAAAGCATTTAAAGGATTTGGAAAGGTAACAGATGGTTCAGTTAAAGGTGCTGGGCCTGTTCTTAGTATACGTGATGCTGTTACTGATAGGAAGATTAGTAATCTTATTGAGGTTCAAACAGGTAGGCCATTTAATATTGATTACGTAGCACCTGATATATTAGATGAGTATACTAAGAGAAATATTCTTCAGAAAGAAGGAAGGACAGAGGAGTTTGATGAACTCACAGCATTTGGTAAGAGGAGAGGTGATGGTTCACTTTATGGATTAGTTGATCCAAAATCAACTGATGAAGAATGGGTAAGGGAACAGTATCATTCTTTATTCTGTAGAGAACCTGATGCTGGTGGATATAGATACTGGTTAAATGATTTAAAGAAAGGACATAGTAGAGCAACAGTCTTAGCAAACATGAAGATTGCTACGACTGAATATCAAGATCATCAGGCAAAAATTAAGTCGGGTGAAGTTGATCCTGAGAAATGTAAGTTTAGGTGGAGAAAAGTAAAGAAAGAAATACCACCAGTTATAAACAACTTTAGAACTCTAGATCCTTGGAGAGCAAATCTTGCTGCAGGTACTATCCTAACATTTAGAGGAGTTTACAATCATCATGAACCATTAACTGCAGCACAATTAGAGGATCCTTATGATTTAACTAGAGGTAACTATAGATATTTTGTTTTTGATTATATTGTAGAAGTTTATGATACTCCTACGGGTTATGGATATGCAGAAGGAACTGATACTGAAAAGACTAAGTGGTTTAAGTTAAAGGAAATAAAATATGTAACTGGTACTAAAGATTTTGTTAATGGTGAGGTTGTTACCAAGTGGATGAGAGATTATAAGGGCAGGTTATATGAGATGCATATAACAGTGTCC